CTCGTTAATCGACCAACCAATATCATTAGAGGTCATACGCCATAGACTTTTAGGAAGGTTGTATTTAACAGCCTGAGATGAGGTAACAGCAACTCTTAAGGGTGGCTGAAAGTTTAACGTAGTCGCGCCTGCCGCCTTATCTTGCGTGACTAGGTAAAGGTAATCATTTAACTCAAAGTAAGTTCCTGCGGATACTGCGGCTGTTCCTGAGCCTAGTGTGAATGACTCTGCCCTTATAGCGGCACTACTGACAGTGTTAGCCGAAAGAGTGCTTGTATGTAAAGGATTGCCAAAAGTAAAAGTGCCTTCCCTTCCGATAAGGCCAACAATAAATGCTTCAACTGATCGTGCCTCTGCATGGCTAAGTGGAGGAAGTGATACCTCTGCTTCCCATCTTGCGCCTTGATGAGTATATACCTGAGTATCTAAAGTAAAGGGCGATTCAGCAACAGCCACAACACGTTTTAGCCGCATTGACATATTCTGAATGCCTACTGAGGGAAAAGATAAGGGCATTATGCGCCTCCCATTGCTTTAGAGAAGTTACCACCGCGCAACCTAGCGTCTGCAACAGCACCTTTAGCGGCTTGGGCTATCTGAGGCATTAACTGAACGATCTCAGCACGTACGGTTTGCTGTACGCCTGTAGTGACGTTAATGGTCTGCTGTACTACCACGCCACCGCCACCGCCACCGCCAAGATTCTTATTTGCAACGATTGAGCCTTGTGAATTTGGAACAAATAATTCAGGGCCACGCTCTCCAACCATATAAGGCTGACCTGACTGAACTGAGCCTCCTATTGCTTTGGGTGTAGGTACAGGTATACCTAATGCACCCCCTAGCGCAGTTAGCATTGGTTGTACAATCATATACTGTACGAACATTTTCATTAAAGCATCTACCACAGTTCTAGCTACATTCTTCATAGCCTCACCAAAACTTTTTGCCCCAGTAATCGCGTCAGTAAATCCTTTGGTAAGTGATGATTCTAACGACTTGCCAACAGCATCCATCTGTTCACGCAAACTGGGCATTTTTTCTGCAACGCCTTTTATACTTGCGCCCCATTTTTCAAAGATGTTTGGTAATCTTTCATCATCTGCTAAATCCCCTGCCTCATCATGTAATGCTCTAAGCCCCATTTTAGCGCGCCAAATATCTCCTGCTAAATTGCTTACTGAGTCAGCAAATTTGTAAGTGAATTCAGTGGTAATTGGCACCAAGTCCATCCACTCACGCACTTTATTAATCATTTCAATTAAACCATTACCAAAGTCAGCTAATCCTCGCAAAGTTGCCGCAAACCCATGCATTAACTCCACTAAGCCTTGCAACAGCTTTTCTGCTAGAATTAAACCAAACTCCTCTACACTGCCTCCTGCTTCTTTGATATCTTCTAAAAAATCATCCTTAATTTTTGTGCTTAACATTTCAATAGCAGGGGCAAGGTTAGCGACAATCTGATTCTTTAATCCTGCGCCTAACTTAAATAACCTTGTCAATGCATCATTAGCATCTTCAACACCTTTTGCGGCCTTAGTAGACATGATAAGTCCTAACTCATCAGCCTCTAAAAACATTGCTTTTAAACCGTCACGACCTTTAGATAAAGTATTAACTAGCGCAACACCCTCAGAATCAAACAACTTCATTGCAAGTCTAACTCTATCAGCAGAACTTTCTACATTACTAAATGCATCTGCAAGATCAAGCATTTGCTCATCGAGCTGTTTTTTCTTTAAGTTATCAGCATCAATACCTAATTCACGCAATGCTCCTTTGGCTTCACCTGTCCCTTTAGCCGCCTCTGCAAGCCTTCTAGTAAATCTTTGAGATGCCATGTTGACGGTTTCAAGACTAACGCCAGTTAAATCACCTGCATGATGCAAAGCACTTAATGCTTCAGTGGTTGTGCCAATTTTATCTGCTGTTTTTTTAAGAGTATCGATAGACTTGAGAGATTGCCTGATTAACAACCCCATTCCTGCCGCACCTGCGGCAAGACCTAAAGCAGACCTCATTGAGAAAATAGCGCCAGTGACTTTCTTTAACCCAGAGGTGACGGAACTAAATCCTCTCTTAGTTTGATCAAACGCCTTAATCGTAATGTTTACATTTTCAGCCATCGTTCTCGCTCATTATTTGAAAGTAGGCCAACCACTCATTGAAGTGATTGACAGGCATTTGCTCTGCTTCTTCTATCGTAATGTGAAGGCGATCAGCCAAAGATAATAGATTCATCCTTGATTGATCGCTTCTTAGTTTTTTTCAGCCACCTCCGCAGATTCAATTTCAGCAAACATCTGATTAGCTATATCTGATATGACGCTTGTTTCTTCGCCCATCAAATCTAACCTATCTTCCGCAGACCCGAACAGTTTACTACCGCCCTCATCTTCTGCCTTCATGCAAATCAAATCTACCATTGCACCGATAGTTGTGTTGTTAAGAAAGTCAGGATGCTTCTTCTGCAACTGGTCTAAGTCATAGCACGTAATTGTTCTACAATATAACTTAAATGCTCCAGATTCGTCACCCCATGCAGGAACTACAACTTCTCGCGCCTGTATCTTTCTTCTGCTTCGTAACTCTTTTGCTAATCCCATGGTTTATCCCCTTATACTTGTGCTTCGGTTACATCTCCACTGCACTGAATGGTAAAACTTGCTTCAACCATTCCATCAAATGCTCCACTGATAGAACGAGAAGTTACAATGCCACCGCCTGAAAAGAAAGTTTCGCCTGAACCAGTGCCAGTAGGATAGATTTCAAAATCTACAGAAGCACGTTCGTCAAGAATTAACTGCTGTGCATCAGCCTCATCCCAATAGCATTCGATTGAAACTGTGTTGGTTTTTAAGCCTTGCTTGTAAGTTCTAGAAGAATCGCCCATTACTGAATCTTCAATAGTGTCTGCTGAACCGTCAAACGTGAAAGAACGTACCTCGCCTACCACGGCAACAGTCGTGCCTGAGACTTGTACTTTTACTACTCCAGATGCGCCTGTTTTAGTCGCCATGATATGTACCTTTTAAGTTAAGTTAAGTTGTGCCGCGAGTATACTGATATACTATACGGACTGTAATAATGACCCCACCAATGGGATCAATAGAACCTTCATCTATCTCAACATTGATTACCTGCGTATCTATGGCTTTACTGCCTCTAGTACGGTCAACATCAAGACCTTCTTCAATCGCCTCGATTATGTTGTTTCTTGCGCTGTCAATCGCAGAGCCTTTAACAAAACAAACCAAGTCATAATTAATCGTACCCATTCTCTGGGTTATCGATCCACCTATAGATGTATCTTCTCTGCTTTCATCAGCACTACGTACTAAGACGGCAGGGTATTGAGCGTTAGACAGCTTCTCAAAGTCGAACGGCTCACGAGTAGCATATTTTACAGCAACAGGGCTTTTAATGCCCTTTAGTGTAGTAACAATATTTTCAGCTATCTCTTCTCTTACACTCATTTCAAATTCCTAAAAAAGACCTGCCCTAATTGCTTTTCTTCTTTGCGGCTAAACCCAAAAAACGGTCTGCTCTTGTTATTCATTGCCGCCTTCTTCGCTTCTGCGGCTCTACTAAAAAATATAACAGCTTGCTTACTGTTAGCTTTAGTAGTCATAGAGCCTAACATCTTACCTGTAAACTGTAGATCAGGTGTTGATCCTCTACCATTCTTACTTCTAAATGCCGCATAAGTAGGGCTGTACTTCTTAAACCCACCGCCTTTGAATCCTTTTCCTTTGGCAGTCCTATTCTCAATAATACCTACGCCAGTTTGTGCTGTAATTGATAATGCTTTACGAACACTGCGTGATAATTCTTTTCCCTTCTTACCGATCCGCTTTGATACTTCCTTAGCATTTGTCTTAACGCTAAATTCCATTATCTGTCTAACCTTTGTCCTACAGGTTGCTTTTCATCTTCCTTAATAACGCCATCGCCATCTGCATCATAGTCAACGCCATCAGCCAATACAGCCTCTAACTCTTCACCGTATCGCGCCTTGTAGAAATCAATCATGCTTTGGAATCGATCACCCTCTACCCAGTTCGTTAACTGCGGTAAAGCGTAACGCCATAATACTAGATAGGCACTTGCCATTGTAAACTGTGTTGAGGTAAGTTTGCTGTTGTCCATCTCACCTGCAATATTCTTTCGCGGCCACCATTTAATCCGTAACTCGCGCTGTATGTCTGCCTGTGCTTTTGGGTGTTCCAATACAAAAGACTCGATACCTAGATCGAGAATGTCTGGAATTAACTTTAATAAATCTGCATCGCTTGAATATGCCATTACCATTTTACCTTATAAGAAAGCCCCCTCCGAGGAAGGGGCAGTCAGTCTTACAATGCGGAGTCAGATAGAATCTCAACACCGAATGCATCATCAAGTTCAGCAACGCCATATACAGCAGTAGCGTTTAACTCGAATGCGCGTAGTGACTCATCACGCTGAGGCGCAATGTTGAAGTCACGCTTCATAGCGATCATCAATGCTTCTGGAGCAAATACAGCACCTTTAGCATCGTCGTTACCGTCGATAGATACGTTAGCAGACTCATATACATTGATACCTGCGATAGTACCAACATAACCGTTACGCATTGCTTCGTTCTGCAAGTCGCCACCATTTGGGTTAGCAAAGGTGTTAGTTAGGTTAGCTTTCAACTGGTACGCTTGGAATGGGTGTACAACAGCATTGATAGTTCCAGTAACCTTGTTAGAACGCAAAGTAGCCGCGGCCTTAAATAGGTCAGCTACAGTGATCTCTGCTCCTGCGGTTCCGATAGAGCCAGAGAAACCGTCAAACAAAGCAATAAGGTCAGTATCAATCTTAGTAGCGATAGCGTTACCAAGAACAGTACCTAACTCAACAGCAGGGTTGCCGTCACCGTAAGTAGCCATGTCAGTCAATAGAACCTGTGCGCCTACCTCTCCTACAGTTACAGAAACTGAAGAAGTAGAAACAGTAGTGCTAGTCATGTCAGTGCCTTCGGTCAAGTTTGCCGCGGCAATGGCAGGGTACTTAGGAACCTGAATGGTCTTTCCTGCTTGGGCTTGGATGTTGTACTGAGTAACGAGACCCATCATTAGGGACTGCTCTTCAGCAGTGAAACGTGCTTGTGCGACGATATTTACAAAGAGATCGTCAAGAGTTGTTGAAGTTGTTGCGGCCATGATTGTATCCTCAAAAAATTAAATAGTGGTTTGGTGGTTACTTTTTCTTCATAGAGGCAAATGCTTCTTTGCCGCCATTACTCCAGTTAGCAACCATATCTGCCACAGATTGAGGCTTCTGTGTAGAGCCACCAGTGTTACCCATCGAGCCTGTGCCACCTTGTGACGCTTTGACCATGTGTGGGTTTACTGTTAAAAATTCTGATACCATTTCATTAACTGATAGCAGATCACCGCTGTCATTGTATCGCGGTACACCGTTACCGTCTAGCACCTCTACCGTTCCATCATCTGATAGTCTGGTCTGGTCTTTCAATAACTGTGATACTTGATTTGGATTGACAGCGTTATTATTAGAAGCCGCACCAAGAATCGCTCCATCTACGAGCGTCTGTTGCAACTTGCTTTTGTAACTCTGTATTTCCATATCTTTCTTTTCAACCGTTTTCTTCAGAATAGAATCAAACTCGCCACGCTCCTTCTGTCGTTCAAGTTCTGCGGCTTCACGCTTTGCCATCAGTTCCTTTGCGTCATCCAGATCAATGCCTTGTATCTTCTTATCGAACTTTCTTTGCTCTCTTGCTACGCGATCCGCAACAATTCGATCTAGTTCGTCCTGAGTAAAGGTCTTGGTTTCCTGAGTTTCTACTGCCGCTGTCTCAGTATCAGCTTCTGATGCCATGATTTCATCGCTCATGTTACGAACCTCTTATAGAGTATTGGTGAATTAACATTGTAGCATATAATTATTTCTTGGTTTTTTTCTTCTTTTTGGGTCGTCCTACCTTACTACCGTATGTACCTTTACCTTGTGGCATGATTGTCTCCTTAAAATACAGCCCTAAACCTATGGCGGCAGTTATAGCCACCACGCACAATAAATGGATTACCATCTATCTTACCAGTCCAACTACCAGACCAGATTTCTTCAATTTCTTCTTTAGTATATGTCTTGCCTACGTGCTTTCCGCAAAATGCTCTAGTGACCTCATCATCTGGCCCTTGATACTTAAACTCTTTAGCACCTGACTCTAATGCAACTCTAGTGTTTACAGCCGCATCAAACTGCATTAGGGAGTCGTGTAACTGCTGACTAGCATAACGCCCTAGATCACTTCCTACAGTGGCTCTAATCGTTGCTACGCTTGCGGCAAATGGTGTTCCTGTTAAGGTGCTTTCGTAGACCTCTTTAGCAATAACATCTAGGTACTGTTGACCTAAATCCTCAAAGCCTTTAAAGGTTAGGCTCTGTAACTGCTGAATAATACTAGCATCTAGGTTAGCAATGTCACCGTACTGCCCTAGCATGGCAATAGCCTTAGCCGCTACTTCGTTATACTGTCGAACTAAGCCATCAACTACCGTTAGGTATTCTTGCTCTATAGCCTCACGCAGAACAACCCTAGCCTGTACAGCCCACTCTAAGTCAAACAACTCTCCATCTCTTAGCGGTGCAGTAGCCATGATGTCAGCTATACGATTCTCTAGCTTAACTAATGCGCTTGCTAACTTTGCCTGATGTGTTTCAGCAAGCTTAATCAGTTCACGCAACTGATCAATATCTGCGGCCATTAGAACTGTCCTATGTCGCTACCAGTGCTTTCCTCTTTAGCGGCCATTAGTTCATCGCCACCTTCCACATCATCAAGACCAATCTTCTCTCTAACCTCGTTAGGAGTGACCAAACCTGCGTCAATGTGGTAGCTGTATATCTGAGTCTTGTCAGAGAAGTCACCAAGTACAGAAGCAGTCTCTTCAATCTCTACATGAACCTTAGCTAAAGCCTCATCATCAAGGATTAGATCAGCGATCTTTTTGTCTATCTCCATAGATAGGGTAGCTGACTTAACGCCAGTAGAACGCAACTGCTGAAGGAACATTAGTTCTTTATCGTAATCACGTAGGTCGAATGCATCTGGATAGAATATCTCTACATCAGGGGTAACGTCTTGCCAATCACAGAACAACAACCACAACTGCTCTTCAGCTAATTCTAGTAGATCAGCCTTTTCTGCTAATTTCGCATTGAGCATTTGGAATTCTGTCTGCATAGCCACGCCACTCATAGTCATAGCTTCTGTGCCACGTACAGCACCCATATGGCTCATGCGGTTAATAGCCTCTACCTTATCGGTTATAGATGCGCGTACAGCGTCTAGGTTCTGTCCACTAGGCTGTAGTTGATAAGGCTTTAGGCTTGCATCCATGTCATCAGGTAGATTAATGACTGCACCTGCTCCTGCACTAGCGTCTGTTTGAAATGATTTAACTAGCGTGGGGTGGTTGGATATTCGTATTAATTGCTCAATTTCTGATAGTTCTTGGTAGATAGCGCGTTGCATATAGCTTGCGTCTGCTATGTCGCTTAATCCTATACCTCTAGTAACGCTACGGTTAGCAGGTAGGAATACAGCAGGGATACGACCCAGTACGTTGTTATCAACCTCTATCTGCTTATCAAGGTCGTTAACAGAATGCCATAACTCTACGCGGTCTTTGTACCAGACGCGATAGTAAGTCTCTGTGGTCGTCTCATCTACACGTATAACAGACTCTCTGACCTTTAGGTAATCAAGTTCAAACCTACCGCTAGGGGTTCTAACGTAGTTCCAATCTAAGACGTTCTCAGGCGTAAACATAGTCACATAAGGTCTTATGTCTTGGGCTAACTCTTCTGCCTTTGTACCTGCGTTAGATTTAGGCTTGTCCATCATTACCCAAACATGACCATAGACGCTTGCCCATATCTGGCACTCACGCATGAACGCGTTAAAGCTACGACCCTCAAGGTCACAGTCATCTAGAAACGGTTCTAAGGCTACATTGTTAGCCGCGCTGTTATATGCTC